CCCCAAGGGTGGCGGTGGTACTGACCCCGATGTAGTGGTGGACTTTATGCAAGAGAAACGCATGACCCCCGATGCACTCATCATGCTGTCGGATGGGCATATGCACACCAACAAGCAGAAGTGGGCGTCGATCAAAGCGCCTACCCTGTGGTGCATTCTCGGTAATGACAAGTACGAGGTCCCCAATGGACAGAAACTTGTTATCCGATAGTGACCCAATGGTTGAACGCATCCATCATGCAAATACTCTTTGTACGGTGGGGCAGACTAACTTCTCGATGCGCTTGAACCCTGCGGGCATGGCGCTTATCAAGGAGTTAGACCCAACGGCTTATACACACAACATGTATGACCACTTCCATGTGATTGCCAAAGCGCGGTTCGATCTCGGGTTACCCAAGTTCGATACGGTTGAGGGCTTTCAGAAGTTGTGGGACTACTGCGCGGGCGTAGCCCAAGCTGAGGGTAACGACGGCTTCCGCGTGGGGTCAACGATTGGTAGTTTTATTTTTCACGGCTTCCCATACGAAGTCTATTGTAGTAACGACAGCCCGTTAGTCGGGTGGTTCCTTGTATTAGGAGAAGTAAATGGATGAAGAAGTGATCTTGAATGTGGGTAGCAATAAGTTTCTACTCAGCGTGTCCGAGGCTATGGAGATAGCCAAGGTTCTTAACTCGTGTCAACGCATCGGCAGTAAGTGGCTCAGGGATGGGTCGGTTACTTGCGTGGAGAAGCCAAACAATGAGTCGTGTTTCGTCACGCCAATGACCGGCATCTTTCGCATGGAGCTCGATTCAAACGAAAGACTCATCGAAAAGGAGACTAAGAAATGATGAAACCAACGCAAGGCTACTCAGTAGCCCTTAACAAAGAAACATACGACCTCCTTCAAGAGGTCAAGACCGCCCTCGTCGACAGGCTAGGGTTCGAGCCGACTAACGGACAAGTGGTGCGCCATTTGATCGCAGTCTTCTTCAACGAAACGAACTAACCGAAAGGAATTCGATATGTTCAACATAACCAGTAAGGAATTTTATTATATGAATACATTTTTAGTGCCTTTACTTGCTAACTACGATGAAGCGTTAGCACACCACAACAGCGTAGTACCAATACGCGGTAAGACGGTGCGCCCACTGGGTATACGCCGTCATCACCCATCTGCTTCTATCTCATACGATGGGACGACAGGCGATGTGCAACTTAACTATCTCGGTCACCCGTTTGTGGTGTGGCACGCGACAGGTGGGTTCACACTGAACGCCCCATGGCACTACTCAGGGTTTACTGTGCACACACTACACAACTATCTGCCTAACGATATGTTCTTCCAATGGGACAAGGGGCGCTTGATTGTGAAGATGAGTCCAAACGGCAAGAAGATTGTCTTGGATAAGCGCGGGTCGTTGAAGTTCATCAAAACAGAAACGGGATACGACTTGGAATCCTATCCTAAAGAATACAACTATCGTAAGCGTCCTAGAGCCACGAAGAAAATCATGGCGAAGTATCAACCATTCATAGATTGGGTAGCCTTAGTCATGTCTATTGATAACAAACAGGGCGAGTTCAAGGATGAGACTGAGTCTGCTCACAACAGATTGCGTGTGGCGTGCGGGTACAGACCATCGAATTGGTACGACGATCAGTATCGCAAGATTTATTCGCATATGTCGTATGACGACCCTCAGCGTAAGTCTTTTAACTACGACATGTGCACCCTTGATGAACTACCCGTGCCTCGCAAGCACAGGTACGGCAAGCATTGGAGTCATCTACAGAGCGCGAAACTTTTACTTGATTGGATTTCGGGGACTGAGCCAAACGAGGATTGGTCGTGGGCTTTGTATGCCTTACTCAGACAGGGTGGCACGCAAGACGTCCAGTATCGAAGCAACATGTCACCGCTCTACACGCTATCGTTCAAGGGCGATGACTTAACTAACTATATTGAAGAACTGATCTGCGTCGTGTATGCGGATGAGGTATTCATCGAAGAGCAACTAGAGGAGGGAGTGGTCCCATCTAAGAGCAACAGGCACTATGTAACGGAGCCTGACCTAAGCGAACAAAGCGAATCAAATTCGATAAGTTCATAACCAACCTATCTTGGAGAAATATATGTCTAATATGATTGCACCACCGATTTCATTATCGTCAATGGCTATGCTAGTTGAACTACGCATCAGCACTTGGACTGCGCGTAAGCGTGACAAGGAAACAACTGCTGATCTGAATACAGCGAAGGAAGCGTCGCAAGACGCGAGCTCTGTTTACAAGTACCTCATGGCGGGCAGTGATCACCTCGACAAGATCGAGAAGTACGCGGCTAAGTGTCGCGCATGGAATGGTACACAGACTTTGCCTTGGATGAAGGGTGTTGGCTTGCTACCGATGGAGAACTTCTTCTCGTACCGTGAGCAACTGGGTACGATGGAGAACAACTTCTACAAGTTAGTCGATGAATTCATCACGGCTTACCCTACGCTAGTCAACGCACAAGCGTTCAAACTAGGTAAGTATTTCGATGCGTCAGAGTTCCCAACTGCGGAGTCTCTGCCACGTCGTTTCAAGTTTGTCGCTAACTTTCTCCCTGTTCCAGAGAAAGGGGACTTCCGCTTGCAATGCGAGGACCGCGTACGCCAAGACCTAGCCGATCAGTACGAGAAGATGTACAACGACAAGTTAGCCGAAGCGATGCGTGACCCTTGGGAGAGACTGCACGATCTACTCACAAAGATGAGCGATACATTGACGGACTCGCCAGACGGCAAGCGCAAAATCTTCCGCGACTCTATTGTCAACAACGCGGTAGGCTTGTGTGATCTGCTCACGCGTTTGAATGTAACCAAGGACCCAGAGCTCGAGAAGGCTAGACGAATGCTAGAGCATACGGTGTTGGGCATCGACCCTGAAGACCTACGCAAGATACCGAGTGCTCGTCAAGAGTTGAAGTCTAGCGTGGACGAGATCATTAGTAAATTTAACTGGTAAGGAATAGTATGACTGCATTTGTAAACATTCGCATGACAAGCGAGAAGGTATTGATTGACCCGCACCTCAAGGTGCTAGTCGACAGACTGATAATGCTCAACCCGAAACTTGTGTTCGCTCAACCGAAGCAGGTTAGCGAGTTCGAGTTCGATGTAGCGTTTAACTACTCTAAACCCAAAGAAAAGCACAAAGCCCCCGAGGATTGTAAATATATCCGCACGATGAAGGTGTATGAAGACAACGAGGGGGTAGGCGTTGTCGGCGTAGACCAAGATAGTAGGGGTGACGAAGGGTTTATCTACACCGTGTCGAACTGGCGGATAGATAAGGCTCGCGGGCGACGCAATACTACTACAACTAAGAAGATAGATGTAGCAGTGCGTGAGTGTAAGAAGACATTCAAGAAGCGCAACATCCTAGAGTTGTACGAGAAGGGGTATGACGATGTAACAACTGCGTGTAACCGTGCGTCTCGTGATCTAACGCAACCTATCTCCAACTCACAACTACTACGCAACAGCACGAGTGTTCAGTTAGTAGCGTACTGCATGGCGAATAATCTGCCGTTTGATCATAAGGACTTGGTTGATACGCACAACAAACTCAAGTCGCAGGAGTATGGCGAAGCCGTGGACAAATACTTACTGGCTATGGAGATATCACGGGCTAACAAAATGGCTGTGATAGATGTAGGCGGTAGGTTTGCGTACAAGGCTATGGTCGAGGGACAGCCCGATGCACAACTAATAACAAAGGAGTACGAAGAGTTATCGCAGAGTATGCAGGACAAGATCGCAGTCTTACAACTTATGCAGGATAACGAGATGGTTAGAGACGTAGGCTTCCGAGCGAAAGCTGGTGTGTTCTTAATTATCTAATAACAACTTATAGTATCTATTTAGACCCGCCAAGTGCGGGTCTTTTTTTGTCTGCGAACAAATCGAAACTAATTCGATATGTTCTAACTAGTAAGTGTTTCCCCTAATAAAATAATACTTGACTTTGTCTAATATAGCCACTACATTAGTACCTCACAGGAGAGAAAAGTGGCATCTACACCAGAGAAGAAAGTAAAAGATAAAGTAGTTGCTTTGCTCAAGCAACATGGTGCATACTACTTCTTTCCTGCCACCTATGGTATGGGTCGCGCAGGTGTACCCGATATTATCATATGTCATCGCGGGCTATTCGTAGCCGTCGAGTGCAAAGCGGGCAAAGGAAGAACTACTGCGTTACAAGAAAGAGAACTCGCAGCGATAAGAAAAGCGAACGGCATAGCCGTCGTTGTAAATGAAACCAACATAGATTTGGTAGAAGTTATGTTAAACACTATAGAGAAAGAGAACAACCATGTTAGAGAAATTACTACGGGCTAGGCTCCCCGAACAGATCGTCGCGTTAATCGAGAACCTCGAACAAAACCCCGATGCCAGTCACCTAGAGAAGGTGCTCGAGTTTGCATCACGCTATGGTCCTGACATAACTACGTTTGAGAATTGGATGCTTGGTCGCGCAGTACGCAGGGTGCGCAAATTAGTTAAGCGCGACGAGTTACTGCGTGGTGCGATGGAGATCGTCATCAACAAACCCGAAGAAAAAACTGTTCGGTATGACCCCAATACTTTCATAATGAGCAACGGAGGTAGTGGGCGCACGCTTCTAGCACAGCAGATGATGAACAACACTTGGACTGACCCACGCTTCGCGCAACAGCGCAACATCTAATGATCACCATCGACTTTGAGACTTACTACTCGGCTGACTTTTCTCTCACGAAAGTCACAACGGAGGAGTATGTGCGCAGTGATTTGTTCCAAGTGATCGGGGTAGCTGTCAAGGTGAACGACGCCCCCGCCGAATGGTTTAGCGGGTCGCACGAAGAAACGGCTGAGTGGCTCGCGGGCTTCGATTGGCACAACCACTTCGTGTTAGCCCATAACGCTATCTTTGATGCCGCGATACTGACTTGGGTGTTTGGGCATAGACCGAAGGCATGGCTGGATACGCTATCTATGGCTCGTGCCACGCTTGGACCGAACGCCAAAGTGGGTTTAGGTGCGTTGGTTGAAGAGTTTGGTTTAGGTGCGAAAGGGCTTGAGGTCAACGATGCTAAGGGTAAACGACTAGAAGATTTTTCTACTGAAGACTTGACAGCGTATGGTGGCTACTGCGTCAACGACGTGGAGTTAACCTATAAGCTATTTAAGGAACTCGACGCCTCGTTCCCCGTCAAGGAGAAGCGCCTCATAGACATAACCATCCGTATGTTCAGCGACCCGTTGTTGGAGTTGGACGCGGACAAACTGCAGACTCACCTTGCTGAAGTACAGGCACGCAAGGAAAAGCTATTTACCGAGTCCGGCATCACCAAAGAAATATTAAACAGTTCAGCCAAGTTTGCTGACCTACTGATACAGAACAAAGTATTCCCCCCAAGAAAGATAAGCCCCACGACGGGCAAAGAGACCTATGCGTTCGCAAAGAGTGATCAGGAGTTCACCGAACTATTGAATCACCCGAACCCCGACGTGCAAGCCATAGTCGCGGCTCGTCTCGGTGCGAAGTCGACACTGGAGGAGACAAGAACAGAACGCTTCATAGAGATAGCCAAGCGCGGACCGATACTAGGTTCAATCAAGAGGATGCCTATCCCTCTGAAGTATTACGCCGCCCACACAGGGCGTTGGGGTGGCTCGGACAAAGTCAACCTGCAGAACTTACCTAGCCGTGGCGCTGAGGGTGGCAAACTCAAGCGGTGCATCGTCGCACCTCGCGGGCATGTCATCATTGACTGCGACTCGTCACAGATCGAAGCGCGTGTATTGGCGTGGCTGGCGGGGGAAGCAATGTTGCTCAAGCTATTCGCTGACGGGGCTGATGTATACAAATACATGGCGGGTCACATATATGGCAAAGGGCTCGGGGCTATTACACCCGAAGAGCGATTCATCGGTAAGACCACAGTGCTCGGTGCGGGCTACGGCATGGGTGGTGTGAAGTTCCAAGCGCAACTTGCCAACATGGGTAAAAACGTGGACTTAGATGAGTGTAAGCACATCATCAAGGCGTACCGCAGTAGCAACCCAAGCATCGCAGGGTGGTGGAATCACCTCAACACTGTGTTGATAGCCCTTATCTCAGGTAAAGAACATTACGTGGACAGAGCTGGACTCATGCAGACAACACCATTTACAGGCGTTAGTTTGCCTAATGGGTTGTTCCTCAACTACCCCGATCTCACCCGTACAAGTAATGGTGAGTTCTCGTACCAAACACGGGCGGGGCGTAACAAGATATACGGCGGGAAGGTTGCCGAGAATTTGTGTCAGGCGGTTGCTCGTTGCATCATCGGAGAACAGATGATCAACATCGAGAAGCGTTATAGGGTCGTGCTCACCGTCCACGATGCCATAGCTTGTGTAGTTCCAATCGACGAGGCAGACGAAGCTCGTGCGTACATTGAAGAATGTATGCGCACACCCCCAAAGTGGGCCGTTGGACTACCCCTTAACTGTGAGTCAGGAATGGCTCAAAACTATGGAGATTGTTAATGAAGCCTATAACGTGGTCATATAGTAGTCTGGCGCTGTATCAGCAGTGTCCGAAAAAATACTATCACTTAAAAGTAGCGAAGGATATTAAAGAAGAACTGGGCGAGGCTATCATTTTTGGTAATGAGATTCATAAGATTGCTGAGGAGTATGTAGCCAAGGACAAACCTATTCCAGAGAAATACATAGGCATTGAGCCAGCACTCAAAGCACTGAAGGATATGGAGGGCGAGAAGCTATGCGAGAACAAACTAGGTTTGACCATTGACTTTGAGCCATGCGGGTTCTTCGATAAGAAAGTATGGTGGCGTGGCGTTGCTGACATCATCATATTGCAGGGCGACACGATTCTTACTGTTGACTACAAGACGGGCAAGAAGAGCCAGTACGCAGACCTCAAGCAACTTGAGATTCTTGCGCTGGCGTTGTTCAAGCATTACCCCCAAGTCAAACGCGTCAAGGCAGGACTGCTGTTCCTGTTCGCTGATGACTTCATCAAGACTGTTTACTCAGCCGATGCGCAATCTACGTTGTGGACCGACTGGGTATCAGATGTTGGGCAATTAGAGACCTCCGTCATCAACGACGTGTGGAACGCTAAACCCAACTTTACCTGTCGGGGCTGGTGCCCTGTTCATTCATGTGATCACAATCAAGGAGCTAAGTAATGGCTAGAAAATTAAAATGGGTTAGTAACGCGCAGAAGATTCGCGAGTATGTTGCCAAGCACAAAGATGCGAAAGCAAAAGATATTGCGGCGGCGTTAAACCTAAAGGCGCAATACGTCTATCAGGTGTTGCACAAGATGAAGCCTCTGAAGGTGCATCTCACTGTCAATGATGTCAAGATCGCTAAATCGTTGGGCGTACCCATAGAGGTCTACGCTAAGGAGAAGGGTCTGTCGTTCAAGGCGCGGATGCAGAGCTCGATAGAACGACCTGCACCCGACATAGTTGCTCAGCATCACACTGACATGGTCAATCACCCACCACACTACAAAGCGGGCGGTATCGAGACTATCGACTTCATTGAAGCCAAAGAGTTGGGCTATCACTTGGGTAACGTAGTGAAGTACGTAAGCCGTGCTGATCACAAAGGCAACAAGTTGGAGGACTTGAAGAAAGCGCAGTGGTACTTGGCTAGAGCGATTGAAAAGCTGGGGTAACTATGGCACTACCGTTCCACAAAAGACAAGCTAATTTTGATCAGTGGCACGCGGACAACCCAATGATTTGGAAGTACTTTGAGCAATTTTCATTACAGGCTCTTGCTCATGGGAAACGAAGGATTAGCCACTGGCTGATCATCAACCGAATTCGTTGGGAAGTCTATATAGTTACGACGGGTAGGGACTTCAAAATCTCCAATGACTACATAGCTTTCTATGCTAGGTTATGGATAAAGACTTACCCGCAGCACGCAAACTTATTCAAAACCAAACGGATGATTGGAGAGATATGAACATAGAGAAAGAATCTTCCGAAGAGCGCGAAGTGTTTGAGCGTATGCCACAACACCCATCAAGAGAGCAACTAATGGCAGAAGTCGCTGTGCTAACTGAGTTAGTGCGTGTCTTGTCTGACAGAGTTGCTGAGTTGGAGGGTAAGCATGACTGACTTTTTACACACAGACGCTAGGTGGACAGAACACTTTGTTGAAGTAAGTGACCCGCACAAAGAAGGGCATCATGTTAGGTTTTATTTTGAGCGCCCGTGGGTTGGGCTGACGGAGGATGAGGTATTTGCAATTAGCAACACAATGCCGTACGGAGATAGATTTGAGTTTGCCAAGGCGATTGAACAAGCATTAAAGGAGAGAAACACATGAAAGTTTACACACGGTTCAACAACGGTGTTGTTTTCGTGTTGCCCACATTAGCGTTCAGTATTGAAGGTAAATTTTGGATTGAACTGGCATGGCTTGGTCTTGCCGTAGGAGTAACCGCATGAGCTTAGTACCTAAAGAAATTTTGTTGTCTCACTTGCAGCGAGCGGAAGGCGCAGAAGAAGTAACGCTGCCAATAGACTTTTTTCGTGACCTGCTTTATCAGGCAATGCCTCGCACATGGGTTGGGTTGACGGATGAAGAGATAGAAGAGGTTGAGCGTTGGGTTGAGTTCAAAGAAGAGGGTAGCGAACGTATCCCGATGGGCAAACTTGTGGCATACATCAGTAACAAACTAAGGAGCAAGAACACATGACACACGAAGAACAGATTGCCAAGTTAACAGAGATGTTGGAAGCCCAAACCAAACTGACTGAGACAGCGGTAGATATGCTCAAGCCAGCAGTCGATGCGGCGTATCAGAAAGGGTACGCCGATGCAATGGGTTGGAAGACACAAAATCATCTTGAGCATTTACCACAAAGAACATGGGTTGGGTTAACCGAAGAGGAGGCTATTGAACTGTTACCTGTCGGTGATTGGGAAATCGAACCAACTTTAGAATTTGCCAAAGCCATAGAAGCCAAACTAAAGGAGGAGAACACATGAACGTCGATGTGTCCGTTAGTCCTTTTCCGTATGCGGTTATTGATAACTTCTACACCCAAGAAGAGTTACTTTTGATTTGGCAAGAGGTAGACTTTTTGAAATCAAAACTTTTGTCGCCAGAGCAAACGGAAGCGGGTAGAACAGAAGATAAAGGCTACAAGAAGCAAGGTCTTGGCGTAATGCTAGATGATGTTTACCAAACTCAAATGCGTAGCATGTCTAGCATACTTACATTCAATCGTAAGTTGTACATGAGTCCCGAACTGACCAATGGGCTTATCAAAGCGTCACCTATATTTGGCTATCTAAATACAGGCAACCAAGATGTAACGCTTCTAAACTACTATCCCGATGGTGGCTACTACAAAGCCCATGCTGATACGTCATGCCTGAGTGCGTGTACGTTTCTTTGTAAAGCACCCGATGCGTTTACTGGCGGGGAGTTCACCTTTCCTGATTTTGGTTTAGTCATAGAGTCTTTAAACAACCGACTGGTTCTCTTCCCAAGTTGTGTAACACATCAAGTATTGCCAGTAAAAAGTCAGACTCCCGATGAGGGGCGGTACTCAATCGCCCAGTTTTTGTTTTGCGCTAACAGCGCCCATAAAAAAGTAGAAACACCATGATATTAGACCAACACATAGCGGTCTTTGAAAACGCCATGTCATCAGAGACGTGTAAAAATTACATCAATTATTTTGAAACAGTTAAAGGTTTAAACAAAACATTTACCCGTGACCGCATGGGTGATGGGCCTAGACATACCAAAGATGACGAGACATTCTTTCCCATAGATAAGTTTGAAGACTTGAACTTGTCACTTGAGAATATCCACTTTGCATCGGAAGTTTTATTCAATCTTGGGGAAAAGTACCAAGAGTATGTAAGTGCGTATTCTGTTTTAAGAGATTCGTGTGCCACGCACAGCGTACATTCAATGCGTGTACAAAAGACTCAAATAGGTGGTGGGTATCACCGATGGCACTTTGAGAATGGGGATATAAAAACTTCCAACCGTTTGGTTGTTTGGATGTTCTATCTAAACGACGTAGAAGAAGGTGGCGAGACAGAGTTCTTATATTTACACAAACGAATTAAAGCTAAAGCAGGTACGCTGGTTATTTGGCCTGCTACCTACACTCACACGCACCGTGGGAATCCGCCCTTATCTAACGACAAGTACATTATTACTGGATGGATGGAGTATTGATGCCTAGACCTTACGGCAAGATAAACAAGGGGCAGACCATACCCTATGGCACGATGGTAAACGCCAGCTATGAACTGAATCAAGCGTATTACTACAGCGGGTATAAAAACGATGAGTCGTTTCCTGAGTTGCCATGCCCACCACCACAACTTACAGAGTGTGAGTGTCCCGAAGAAGAGTTGTACAGGAAAGAAGTCTCAGCATTTGTACAAGAAATACTCGATGTGCTAACACCTAGACAAGCAAAAATACTGCGTTTTAGGTTTGGTATTGGACTTGAATGCGACTATACACTTTATGAAATAGCAGGGATGTATGACCTAACAACGGAGCGTATTCGACAGATTGAGATGAGAGCGTTGCGGAGACTATTGCATCCCGACTTTAAACTCAGAGAAGTCGTTGCACCCGAAAATTATTATGAACCAACTAACAGGAGGAGAACATATGACCAAACGAGAAACCTTGGTAGCCTTTCTTAGAGATATGTTGCGACCGAGGACACTAAAAGAAATCATTGATATTGAAATGCGCGACGCGCTTCTATCAAAGATGCAAGCGGAGAAATCACTTGAGTACGCTACCAGCGTAGTTGAGTACAACCGCCAGCGTATCCGTAGGCTGCAAGAGAAACTTAAAGATATAGGAGAACAAGATGCTTGAAACAATCGCGTGGATAGTTTTGTTACTGTGTTTGGGTGCGGCGGTCGTTGTGATTGTCGGTGTCGCTATCGTCATGTTGTGTAGAGAGGACATATGAAAAAAGAAGAAATGGTTGCGCTATTAGGTAGCGCGGGAGTACCGCCGTCAACGATTGATGCAATGACGCAAGCATATGAAATGGGGTTCGACCACGGGGCTAGAGCATACGTGCATTTAACCGAAGTAGTTGAATGCGCCAAAAAAGTTTGTGAAGACCTCGATGACTCAGACGATATGTATGAAACCGCATGGCGTCCCACTAACACCAAATTCTTTTGGGGCGCACTTAAAAAATTACAGGAGTTGGAATGAAATGCCCCACATGCGGAGCATGGACGCTAGTAAAACAAACAACAAGATCGCCCACATTTGGGTACACAAGAAGGAGAGAGTGTGCAAACGAACACAGATTT